CCTCTTTGACTTGAAACATGTTCTTCCTAGTTGCCATAATGGCAAGTCCTGAGCTAATCGAGGCATCATGTTTTGTTCGATTGTTTATGTCAAACCTTGCCCAGTCCTCTAAAGTTTTGGTAAAGTACATGTTACCCATCTCGTCTGGTTCACGGTAAGTTCCTTCCTGATCAAAGCCTACGTACTGTTCAATGTACGTTCCTATAGATGATGCGTGAGCTTGTTTAACGTCTTCAGACGAGTTAGGTATACCACCAAGCTCTAACTCTGTCTTAGAGAGCTTAGAAATGTGTTTGTCTGGTCTGTTCAGTGAGTAGCCCCTGTACCCTCTGTCCTTAATATGGTAGAGTAGCCTAGTCTTATTGTTCTCAATAAGTATTGGCATACCGTAGAATATAATAGCCATAAGTACATCTTCAAAGAATATCTCCGCTGTCTGTGTACGTGTAACGTACTCTAATACAAACTGATTAGTTGGGGCGTTAGGCTCCATATGGAACCCAGTAAGTCCGTGTAGAGCACCGTTTGATCCACCACCACCTACAGTTCCTGATATATCGTAAGGGTCACATCCAAATGCACCTAAGTGCTCGTTTGCAGGACGCTTCTTCCCATGCCTATCTGTTATTACTTTGTTCCTTAACTCAGGTGGTGGCAACCACGATACTGTAAACTTTCCTCCTGGATCTGGAGTCCATACTACCTCAGAGTCTAGCACTCCATCCTTCCAATGGAAGTTGCCCTTAGTTAGTACACGCTCCTTAATAAGTGAATCATTGTAGTCTATCTGTTGGTATATCTTAGATAAGTTGTACAGTGATTGCTTAGACTCATCCCTGAACGCATGCGACTCAGTACGTGGGTACTGTCTATAGTATTCATTAAGTGCGTCAGAGTCGTTCTTTAATGCTGCAACCTCATTGTTCCAATAAGTAATAACACCATTGTCTATCATCTCTCCATCTATACCTACAACGGGAGACTTAGGATCTTCGAATACTGGAAATCCATACTTATCTATGTACCCCTCAAAGTTCCACTCCATAGGTATGAATAGGCTATAAAGCCCTGACTTAGTCTGTCCGTTGGCTGATCTATGCTTAGGATTAGAATCTGCGTACAACTTTTTAAAGTTGTTACCACCCTTCTCTAGTGCGTTTGATGTAGAACCCATCATACACTTACCAATTACCTTAGATCCTAATCGAAGACATGTCTTTGTTACACGCCAGTTGTTCAATATGTTATCAGGCCGTAGCCATTTTCCAGATTCATCATGTACCAATAGTAAAAGCTTTTCACCATCGTATGAGTTATCTGCTGTATTCTTCCAGTCAATAGTTGTGTCAAGACCTTCGATATCGTCAGTCTTCTCCTCGTTCATACTCTTCTTAGTAATCTTTGAGGCTGGAACCCTGAACGAAAGCTCTGTCTTTGGATTATCCATACCATCCTGAACAGGCTTAAAGAAGAATGGGTAGTTCCTAACTATTGGAACAACCTTATCTGTAAACATCTTCTTGGCATCAGGACCAGTCTTAGAAAGTATACCAAGCCTAGAGTCCTTAGATATTGTACCCAAGTTTGATACCTCACCTGAACTCATGAACGAGAAACCACTACGACGGTTCTTAAGGTAACACATACCAAACGAACGTTCGTCAGCCTTGCACGCCTCCCAATATATGTAGAATATTCTGTTTGATTCACGGAAGTCAGGAAGACCGATATCTATCTTAGACCACTGAAGGTACATGTAGTGAGTACCAGTCATGTAAGTTGGCTCACCATCGTTCATGAACCAGTGGCCATACTCACGTCTATCAAACTCTCCTTCTATATATTCAACCCACTGTGATTTAAATACGTTGTCACGTCTCGACCACTCGAACGAAGACTTTATCTTCTGAAGCTCTTTAGGGTACTCATGTGGCATCCATCTGTTTTCCCCGACCTCCAAATCTTTCGGCGTCCTAGGAAGTGCGATATTGATACCATTAATGTAATATATGTCGCCAATAGTACCATCTTTCGAAATAATAATTAAGTCATAGTCACGATCATATCCGTACTGCCAAGCCTTACTAGCATTCCTAGTCGAACGAGCAGTCTTGTTTACGTGATCGTTGTTTATTTTATATAGATCATATTTACTATTTCTTCGCATTGCTTCTTGCCCTTCCCTCTGCAAATCCTCCGCTGCCAGATAACACAACTGGCATAGAACCAACAGTCTCTTTTGCACGCTCTGAATCTATACGCTCAAGTATAGATAGCGCATCCTCAAATGCAAGTCTCTTTGCAGCTGCGGCATTCTTCATCTTATCAACTGACAAGTCATCGTCAATAGAGTAATTTACAATTTGCTGTTCGAGTACTTTAATAAGCTCGTCAACAGACTTCTCTGCTGCACGTAGCACTCTGTCTTTTTTATCTCTTAGATTTTCAAGCATAGACTACTTAATTTCATTCGGTATAACTTAGTCTCATCAATATTAAACTCGTACTCAGACTCTGGCTTAAATGATACAATATCACCTACTTTAATATCCTCACCTTCTGGTATATACTCAATGACACCTTTAAGTTCTGACTCTACGTTTACAGTGGATATAGTTCCATCCTCGTTCTCATGTGGAACAGGTCTAACAAAGCAGTACGGACGAGGAGCACTCCATTCTACAGAGAACTCCTTCTTATAAAGATACAGCTGATCTGATTCTATCATAAAGATATCATCTCTGAAGTGATTCCAGCTAGATCTCTCGTTGCCCTTCATGTCATAGTACAACCTAAACACATTATGGTGAACCACAACAAGATCTCCATTAGATATTTCTCCTTTATAACCGATAGGGGTAGCAACAACTACCCCTATTCGATTTGTGTATCTGTGGTCCTCTTGAGATGAGGACATAATGAAATCCTTTCCATTCAAGTTCTTGGATGCATTATATCGTACACCTTTATAAGGACGCACAATAAAGTAGTGTGGTGACTTCATTAGAAGTTTATATTATACTCAATAGATACTGGAACTGTACTACCAATAGACTTCCATTTAACGGCCTCTCCATCTTTCTCAACCCATATATCGTAAAGCCCTTCATCAGTTCTCATGATGTCAAACACAATATACTCTCCACCCATAACAGGCTTTCCAACCTGGAAGTGCATGGCGTTTAAAAGATCTGTCCCTATGGAAATCTTGCGAATTATCATGATATCTCGCCAGTCTGCATATTAATGCGACCCTCACCGTACTTGTCGTGAATCTCCTTTTGAACTACTGCTAGTTCGTTGTGAGCTACGTCAAGGTTAATAAGTGTAGTCTGCTTGTCTGTCTTAAGACGTTCCTCTGTGATCGTAATATCAGCTAAGTGTTCTCTTAACTGGTAGTAATTTGTTCTAGCTGCAACGAACTTTTCTAGCTCTTCAGCTGTCAATACTTTTTTCTTTCCCATTTGAATTTAATTTAATTTGTCACAAATATAGTAGATTTTTGCGACAGAACTATACTGGATATGTAAAAATCTCTACATAAACTCCTGTCAACTTACCATTAGCAAGAGTACCATTTCCGTAAGTCTTGAAAGATATGCTATTGTTATTTGTTACAGCGAACTCATATGTAGTATCATAATTTCCTGAAGCACCAACGATGCATCCAGCATTAACAGAACCAAATGATCCTGTTGATGTAAATGTATAAACACCTGTGCTACCGTATGCCCAAGTTCCAGTTATAGTATTTCCGTCAACAATTGTAGCTACAGGAGCCGTTGACGCAGACTGTGTCAAGAATGCACGGTAAACTTTAGAAGATCTTCCAAGGTCAGCAATAGACTGAGCTGTAAAATTCTTAGTGCTACCGTTCGAATCTGTTGATCCTAATATCTTGTCTCCTGGAGAAGGAGTTTGTGTCTGATAATTATTAATTTTTCCCATGTGACAAATTTAGTAAATATTTGTGACAATTATCTTCCCTGACCCTTGTACGCCTTCTTGTAGTTCTTACTACTCTTAAGCTTAGATGTCTTTGTCTTAGAATGAATGCCAGGTCTTTCTACGTGTACCTTAGCAACTCTAGTTGATTCCTGAGATTTAATCTTAGCCATTACAGTGATTTTAACATTTCAATCATTCGCGGACATGGGTAGATGTCCGACTTATCTTTACGGTAAGAGTTATGGCTGTATACACCTGGGACTGCTGATAGTGCGTTCTTTGACACCTTCCACATGTCTTCCTCCTTATACTCTATTGGAATGTTCCATAAGTTCTTCCAGTAAACCAACAATTCTTTTACAGACTGTATCTGAGCGTCAGTGTATCTGTGGTAGTACTTATGACCTTTGTACGGAACTGATAGTTCACATACCTGATCAGCTGGTACTTGTCTATTTACGTAGTTGTAGTACTTACCGTTTTTATTAGTAAGTGGCCCCCAGTTACATATCTCAATACCAATAGCAATAGGATCTAATGATCGGTAAGGAAGTCCTTGAGCTCTAAATACATCTGGTTTGATCCCTAAATGGTAAGCCCAGTACTTAGATGCAAACGCCTGACAGATCTCTCCATCGTATGTATCCTTAGAAAGACCTTTTCCAGATATAGTTATACATGTTGCAATACGTCCCCTATCGTCGTTTTCCCACATCTTGATCGTTGATGGACCAGAAGAGTTACCTGCCGTGTGGTGAAGTACAATCTGAAGTTTTTTAGTTGATTCCTTAACGTACTGGCTATCCTTTAATGGGACTTGATTAATCTTTCTTACATCTAACATACTACTGAAATTTTAATAAAAATATAGCTAGAACCAAAAGAGCAGCAAGAATAACCCATACCCAAGGGTTTGATTTATTCTCCTGACGAACTACTGTCCGTTCTGTCTTTTGGTCTTGCTTATGTTGCTTGGTCTGAAACTTTAATGCTAACTTAAGGCTGTCGTTTTGCAACTTCATCATCTTCTCCATGTGCTTAAACATATCCTCGAAGTACTTGCGTTCTTGCTTTGACATGCTTGATTTGATGGTGTTTGTTACAGTATACGGAAAGCTATCCTTTACTAAGTGCCTAACTTCAAATGTGTTAGTCTCCTTGTTGTAAATAGTATCGTACTCGTAGTGGTACTTCCAGACAGTATCAGACTTAATAACAGCACCCTTAGACTTAGCAATAGCTATGTGCTTCTCAGCTTTCATTAGGTGCTTCTCAGCACTGCATGAGTACAGTAGAAATAATGCTATAAGGAACTTATACATTGTTCTTTGTTCTGCTTATAAAATCAGTAACATTATTGATAGAATCCCTTAAGATAACAACAGTTTCCTTTACAGACTTTAGTATATTATTTCCTGATATATCAAACCAGTTCTCGTTAATTGATGCAAGCTCAATTATACAGAATATTATAAGTAAAAGATTTGTAAATATTGCCTTTGTAACAACTATGTACTCAATTGATAAGTACTGCATAACACCCTTAATAAATGGTGTTAGCATGTAAAAATCTAACGGAAACACTGCTAAGGCAAATAACAAATATCCAGTACCTTTATAGATATATCCTTTTCTAAGCATCTTAGATGCAAAAACATCCATGTACCTTCGTCCATCTCGTTTAGACTGTATCTTAAGAGATATAAGCTTAACCAATGTATCTACACCCATTGCCACCATTAGAAGTATGATTGACAACTCAATAGGAGAAATAAACCCTAAGAATAGTGTAAATACAGTAGCTAGTTTTTTCATCCTACTTAAGAACTAACATTACAGATCCACTAGTTAACTGTATCTCAGAAAATGGCTTACTAACATCCATTGGAGTAATTATAGCTCCTGCCTTTATAGGTGCTTCTGAATCTGCAAAGTGATCATTTATAACATCAGTAACTATTCCATTTGAATCAGTAGTATATAGCTTAAAGAACTCAGTTGTTTCTAATGTTACAATAGCATATACTAATGATAAATCTTTATAATAATCTGTTGTGTTAAGGATGTATGATCCTCCTCTTGCTGTTAGGATTTCTCCGTATGAATTTGGCATATCTTTTTATTTTAAACCTTTTCGTGCTCTGTTTTTACTTCTATGTTCTGCTACAACTCCACCATTTTTCGTATGGCTTGCGTCTCGCTTATCTCCTTTTTTAAGTCCTAGCTTCTTTCGTCCTGCATTCGCTTCAACTCTAAGCTCTAGTCCTTTCTCAGTCTTGTTGTACTTAGACTGCTGCTTGAGGCGTTTCTGATTCGCCTCTTTGTTCTCCGCGTAGTACTTCGCTGTCTTCCCTTTTGTAGTTGAACTTTTCATTCAATAACTTTTTTCTCTTATCACATCCGCAATCCTCAATAATACCAAGCTCAACAGCCTTCTTAACGGCATACTTAATGCCTGTTACCTCAGTGATGAACTCAACAGTATCACCAAGACCCTGCTGACGCTTGATCTTTTGGATCATCGCTTTTTCTTCATACCGCCCATCATACCCATGACAGACATCTTAACTGCGGCCTCAGTCACTTCTTCTTTCAAATCTTCAGCCATCTTCATGCTCTTCTTAGCACGAATCAACTTATCGATGTACGTATCGAAAGAAAAAACTGGCTTATTGTATGGATACTTGTTTTTCATGATGCAAATATAAGTATTTTTACAATATAATTTCTACGATATAACCTTGTTGTTCGTATGCAATTTGAGCATATTCATGAGCAGTTTCTAATCCTTGCACTTCAGTAGGTTTAATTTCTACGTTAATATTACCCATAGGTACATCTGTAGATAGTACAGCAGCACCGCTTTCGTATGCCTCTTTTGAGGCGTATGTAGCAATAC